GCTTCATCTCGCGCTTGAAATACTCGTGCCAGCTATCCGGCACGATCTTCTCGAAACCGTGCGCCTCGGGTGAATTGAGCAGGCCGTCGATCATTTCGCTGGCGGCGTCATCGGGCCGTTGCCCCCAGGCGACATGGGGCCGCTTCCGGCCGGCGGCACGTAGCCGCCACCTGCGCCCGTTATCGTGGAGTTGATGCTCTTACGGCGCAACTGCTGCCGGAACGTGGCCTGCTCGACCGCCAGAGACGCCGCGTTGTTCGGGCTCGCGGGTGCCGTCGGCGTCGGGACCGTGGGGCTCGCGGGCGCGCCTCCGCCCCCCTGCTGCTGCTGCTCAAGCTGTCTGCGCCATTTCATGCTCATGTCGGGTATATCGCCTTACAACTGAAAGAGGGATTCTGTGCAAGGTTTTATCGAAGCGATAGTACGCGATCCATTCCAGCGGGTAGGGCAGGATGTCCCACGCCTTGCTCATGTCGCCCGCGAAAGCCTCGATGAACCATGTGCAGTAGTTGCTCTGGCGGCCCATCACAAAGAAGTCCGGCGTCGAGAACACGAAGCCATGTGCCAGGTTGAAGTCGAGCGCCTTGCCAAGCGACGTGTCGCCCTTCTCGGCGTACTTCGCAACGATGCGCTCCCACGGGCTCATCGGACGCTCACCGGCCTCCTCCGCGCCGCCTGCTGGTAGTGGTTTGGCTCGCGGCTCACCTTGATCGAGTCGCGGTGCGTGCTGCGCTCATACGCGCTCATGCCGCCGTCGATAAGACCGTTCTTTTGCGCCTCCACGAACGTCCTAAAGGCATCTGCGCCATGCGAATACTGGTTGTGCACCGGGATTTCGGTAATCATGCCGGTCTGCGCCTCGACCTTCTTCGTGTAAAAGTCCAGGCAGTCGATACCGCTTGGCATCTCGTTTTCGCCTAGCGTCCACCCTTGGCTGCACCCCTCGGCGTCAATCCACACCCGCGACAGCATGGCGCGCACGTCGTTGATGGAATCCCAGAGCTTCGGCGTACGGATAACCGTACGCACCCTGCCGCGCAGCCCCGCGGCCTCTAGGTCGTCTTTGGCGCTTACCCCATGCCTATCCTGCCGCGTCCCGTCATGCGGCAGATAAACCGTATGCACGCGCACGCCAAGCTCCTCCTCAAAGGCGAATATCTGATTAGCGTAGTGCGCCGGAAGCTGCCCGCTCCTCGCGTAGTAGCGATGCGCCAGTATATCGCGGCCTTCGAGCTGCATGACCCACATGCTCCAATCGTCGCCCTGCATCGAGTGGCCGATGTCGAAGAACACGTAGGCCGGCGCGTCTGGCACGGTGCGGAGCTTTTTGATTCGCCCCTCCTTGCGCATCTGGTCCATCTGCGTCCCGTAGATCGCGTTGGCAATGGCGGCGTTTGGGTTGCACTCTAGCTGCATCTCGTAGGCCGCCTCGCCCATCACGGTTCGTAGCCGCCCAAGCTCCTGCGTCGGGATGATGCCGCTCTCGCTCGCCCGCAGGCAAAGCGTGAAGAATCCCGGGCGCCCCACGCTGTTCTCGTACCGCTTCCAAAGGTTGTAGCGCCCCTTGAGCATCCCGGCGTAGACGCTCCAGCCCATGCGATCCGACAGCGCCGGCGCCACCTCGCTAATCACCGCTTGCGGGATCTCGTCCACCTCGTCATAGACCACGCCGTCAAGATAGAGACCAACGCCGCGGCTGTTGGCCGCCCCGTAAAGTGTAATCTTAGGACCGCCATCCCACAGCTCAATAGACAGATCGCCCTCACGCACGATTCGCCCGGGTATGGGCTTTGTGTAATACTTGAGATAAGGCCACGCAATGTCCTTTGCACGCTTCCAAGTCGGGTAGAAAAACGCATATTGGGGGGCAGGTTGTTTTCGGGTGTTGGCGAGGGCGCGGAGGATGAGCTCGATGACAAGCGCGACAGTCTTGCCCGCGCGCCGATGGCACACAAGCACCGCGTCTCGCTCTGTCCGCTGGTGGAACGGGATAAAGGCCGACCGCGCCGTGTACGGGATCACCGCGTCAGGCATCGGTCTTTATCGGGGGCAGGGGGCTTTCTAGCTTGATAGTAACAACGGGGTCGCCATCGCCCGCGCTATTGGCGTGCTGCAGGCGGTCGCCGTACTTTTTCGGAGCTAGCTTGCTCGCGTACCATTGACGCGCCCAAATGCGAAGCCTCGCAGACTGTACGTTCTCCTCAGTGGCCTCGTCGGCAATATCAATGGTCTCGGCGGTTAGCGCGTCCTGGCCTGCTTCCCTCGCGCGCGAGATAGTTGCGGAAAAAGTAGCGTCAGCAGCCATTTTCTTCCAAAACTGCTTTTCAAAGGTAGCGCCGTAACTCTGTGTAACTTTGCGTGTTGTCTCTCCTGCAGACAAGCGATTGCAAATGTCTGCTAGCACGTCTGGATCATTTACGTCTGCAGCGTTCGCCATGATTTACCTTGACAGGGGCAAAACGCCAACCCCTTAAGTATCCCCGTTGCTCAGAACGGTTGCGTCTGGACGTTGATGTTGGCGGTCGTGTTCGAGATCACCCAAATGTCGAACCCTGCGGGTGAATACTGCGACCATTGGGCCGGCGTGAGCGTATAGACGTAGGGATTGGGCTGCGCCGGGACTGCGAAGGTGTAAGTCGAGGTTGTCAGCGTCGAGGCCGTGCCGGTGGGCACGAGCTGCACGTAAACCGTGCCTGCGCCCACGCCGTTGTTGAGGACCGTGATCTGGCGGGTGCCGTTGCGGGCATACTGGCCTTGGCCGACGTTGGCGCTACCGGCGATCTGGAGGCCGAGGAGCTGCTTCGTGGACGTTACGGCGACTTGCGGGTAGATCATGGCTTGTTTGTGACGCGGGCGTGGGATTCGCTGTTCACGCGGCCCGTGGCGTCGGGGCGTCCGGGGCGCTTGCCGTTCGGCCAGGTGCGGGCGTCGAACTGCTCCGAGCCGACGGCGTCGCCGTGCGGGATGGAGCCGGGTTTGAGGGAGGCGCTGCGCTGGACGACGGTGCCCCAATACTCGGAATCGACGCGCGGGCCCTTGCCGGCGATGTTTTTGGTGCGGTGCTCGGTGCGGCTGTTGGCGGCGCCAGGGTTGAAGGTCGTGGTGCCGTACTGCTCGCCCATCGGGCGGTGGTAGTCGGAGGGATTCAGGACTTCGCCGCTTAGGTGGGCGTCGCCTGCGCCGTGGACCGAGCGCCCCTTGTGGCAGTAATCATCCTGCATGAAGCTGTCCTCGCCCCATTTCTTGTTAGCAGCTTGTGGCATGGTGGCTTCCAAATCGGACGGAGTTGGGCGCAGGTCAAGCATTAAACCCGGCCGCTTGCTTGCGGAAGCGCCGAATTGAACGGTAAACGGCACGGGAAGCTGCTTGTGCGTTCTGATAAACCATTTACCAAAAGCGATGCAAGCTCATTCTGGCGTTGAAGGTTGGCAAAAGAATGCCCTATTCTTTGCGCGTCGGCTGATTCGCCGGCCTAAAACTGATTCAACACATTTCCCGCAAGGGGACGCCCCCGTGAGTACCCATGCCCGCATAGCGGGATGAATCCTTGGCGAAAGCGGGGGCGATACCTTCCGACAGTGAAAGCACCCGCATTTCAATTCTATCCCGCCGACTTTATGATGGGCACCCTGGGCATGTCAGCCGAGGCGGTCGGCGCCTACATTCGGCTTCTTTGCTACCAATGGGACAATGGCGCGGTGCCTGACAGCGACGACTTTATCAAGCGATGCGGTGGCATTGCCAACCCTCATGCGGTGGCAGAGGTTCGGCTAAAGTTTGGCAAGACGTCCGATGGACTGAAAAACGCCCGACTTGAGGAAGTGAGGGCAAAACAGGAGGATTATCGCCAAAAACAGGCAATAAACGGAAAAAAGAGATGGGTTGGCAATGCCAAGCCTCTGCCAAGCCATATGCCAAACGCATGCTCTCCGTCTCCATCTCCTACTCCATCTTCATCTCCTGACTCCAATACTTTGGCAGCGGCCAAGCCGCCGCGGGCCAGAAACGAGATTTGCGATGCGCTGGCTAGGGCATGCAACATCGACCCAATGCAGATGACGCCTAGGAGCGCACAGTCTTGCGCGGTGGCCGCTGCTCAGATCAAGAAGGTAGCACCGACCGTGGATCAGGCCGAGTTTGAACGTAGGGCAGCGAACTACCGCCAGCATTTCAGCGGTGCAGCACTCACCCCGCGAGCTTTGTGCGACCATTGGGCGGCTTGCGACGTAGGCCCACCCCGGCAGTCAACGACAGTCAAATGGCAGCGCCCTGAAGTCACAGACGAGGAACACGCCAAAGGCTTTTAACCATGAATGAAGAACCCGAAGTCCCGTTTGAGATGCTGCAACCGTACGATCCGCAAGTTGAGCTTGGAGGCCGAAAGCGCGACGAGCCCGTAAGCATAGGCGATGCGCTGGGCTGGATTTTTCCCCGCGGCGTTGACGACTATACCACGGCGAAACACCCCTTTGACGGGTGCTGCAAGTTCTGC